CCTTTTCCAAGGTTAGCACACGCATCAATAAATCTTTTCCATTGAATGTTTTTTAATGCCGTTACAATCGCATCACCGATAAACTTGCCAAACGCCGCAAAATCGAATTTCTTGATAAACTCTTCTGCGAATATCAGACCTGTGTTGATAGCCTGTGCAATCGTGTTTCCGATAGATTTCGCAAGTCCTTCTGTTCTGAAAAATCCGTTCAGCAAAGTGGCGAGTGAACTTGCTAACTTACGCGCTGTATTCTGGATCTTTCCCCACGGAATACTGTTCAGGGCATCACGAAGTTTCGCTCCAAGAAGTGCGCCAAGTTCCGTAAAATCGCCCTTCTTCCACATTTCTTTCAGCCACTTCGCTATATCTTTCCATTTTTTATCAATAGGAAGTTCTGAATACTGTGCGCCGCCTGTGCCATTATCAGGGTTACTACCGCTATCGTTTGTGGTAAGGTTATTCAGTTCATCAAACGGCTGTAATGCTTTCTTTGCCGCCTTACCAGCCTTGTCTACTTCTTTTGTGTAGTCCTTTGTCTGTTTTGTTGCCTTTATCCATGTGTTATGACCTAACAATGCCGAAAGCAACTGATTGAATTTGTTTATCAGATCAACAATCTTATCTGTAATAGCATCAATGATGTAACCTATACCGGCAAAGGAACTGCTTGTCTTGAATATCGGTGCTACAAGTGCCGCAAGGCTATCGGCAAGATACTTTATTGCATTTCGCAACTTGTTGAAATTGTCAGCAACCTTGTCACTAAACTGTGTCAGTTCCGTAAAACTCTGCTTTGCTTCGCTAATAACACCACGCAATGCCATACGAAGGATCATAAGCCGGAGCATTTTGCCTATACGGATAATAGACTTACCAAGGCGTTTTACAACATTGTCTGTACTAATTAGATTTTTAGCAAAACTCTTGAAACTGCTTGCTACTTTTCCGGCAACTGTACGGGCAAGATTTCCAACAGCACTTCCGACTTTGCTTACAATGTTTAGCGTAGTTTGAAAGGCGGATCGCGCCTGTTCGCCAAAAGATGACCAATTCAGACCATTTATTTTCCCTTTCAAACGATCTAAAATTGTGCTTAAATCCAAGAAACCTTTATTTGTTTCATCGACACCTGGTTCTATTTTTTCGGAAGCAGCTTTATTGAAATCTTCCAAATCTGCCGCGGCTTTATCCGCATTCAGTTTGTCTAACTTCTTTTGCAGAGAATCAATCATATTCTCTGTTTTAATAATATTTTTCTGTATTCTCTCCCAAGTGGTTGAACCAACATCACTTAGCGCAGCCTTATCGTTTAGATCGCTTATATTCGCTTTAAGTTTCTCAATTTCAGCATTTATCTTTTCGCCGGTATCAAGGAACTTTCCTTTTCCTTCTGTCGCAAAATTGCTTCCTACATTTCCTACTTCTTCGCGAAATTCAGCAATGCGCGTGTTAATGTTTTTGAAAGTTTTTCGTGTTTCAACATCAACTTCGCTGCATTTTTCGCGAATGGCATCCCATAAACCCAATCCTATATTATCAGCAGATTCCTTTGGTAACTCTTCAAGTTCCTGCCGATAAAGACGCAACGCTTCGATCACGGCAAGCGTTTTCTTTTGCATACTTGTAAAAGAACTATCCATGCCGTCTGCAAGACGCTGTAACTGACCATTCAATGCGCTGTCAAAATCATCAAATAAAGATGATATGCCAAATCCTTCACCTTCTTTTGACGTGAATCTCTGTTTGATTAAGCCATCAAGGTGTTTCCATTCACCAATCGCGGCTTTAATTTCACTCAGTCCTTCTTTGCCAATGTTTATTTTGTAAGGATAATTAGCAAGGATATCGTAAAATGCTTTCCACTCAGAAGATGCAGCAGATGCTTCTTTCTTTACATTATGTGATTGTTCAATAACATATCCGAGTTGTTTTCCAATATCTTCAACATCGAAATTTGCTCTTTTACCTGTTTCTTCTGACAGTTTAGACGCTTCTGCTCTTTGTTTAAGCAACATTTGCGTCAGTTCGGAAATTCTGTTTTTCGCACCTTCATCCCTTATTTCGAAGTCAACGACAAGTTGCTTTGCCATATCGCTTGCAACTCTATTTATATATGACTGAAATTTATCTGCCTTATTTTTCGCACCACTAAAATCAAGGTTAGAGAATGCCTTAGAAATGCCACTATTAGTTTTACTGCCGAAATTGGATACAGTATTGCTAAGATTCCCGATTTTTTTAATCAGTTCATCTATCGCATTTTCCGCATTTTTTACATCGCCTTGAAGTTTTATAGTTAAATCATCAACTTGTGTTCCCATAGTTGTCACCTATATACAAAGAAAAGGGCGGTAAAGATATTTCACTCTACCGCCCATCTGTTTAGTTGGAAGTCAAACTCTTTCTTGTCTGCGCTCCACACTTTCCATCTACTTTTATGTTTGCGCTTGTCTGATAAACCAAAAGCGCGTTTTCTGTCTTGCTACCGAAAAATCCGTCAACCGTTAAATTTGCACCATGCCTGTTCAATTCCCATTGTAACCACTTCACGCCTACGCCTTTACTGCCCTTTTTCAGAACGCCGATTTTTGGCATTTGATAAGGGTTTCCGTCACCGTTGGAAGAATTATCGCATGGCGTAAAATAAAGCGTTTTTTCGGCTTTTCTGCGCCTTACAAGTCCGACTAATTCAACACCGCTTGCTTTTGTGTAAAGCATCAATGCGTTTCCGATTTGCACTTTGTTCCTGTTCGTGCAGAGTTTCTTTAAGTTTCCAGCACCACAATTAAATGTGAAAGATACAAGTGCCGAGAACTGATTGATATTTAAATCAATTCCAAGTTTGTTTACTGCGTTTTCAGCGGCAACTAAATCTTCTCTCAAATACTGATCGGCTAACGCTTGTGATATTTTCTTTCCGACCATCGCTTTTGTAATGCCTTTTGTGTGTCCGTACCCAACTGTCGGCACACCTATCGGATCGAGATAAACCGTCAATCTGCATCCTTCAAACTCTTTTATAAGTGCTATACCATTTTCTGATGTTTTCAAGATGCGTCACCTTCTTTCGGATGAGTAAGTTCAAAGTTCGCTTTCATTACACCAAGCTGCATAAAGATACCTTTGACTTTATTCATCTTTTCGTCATACTCAATCTGACCTTTATCTTCCCGTGCCTTTATTGAATAAGGCTTTTCAGGATATTTCATCTTTGCTTTCTTGCCCGAAAATCCCTGATCTAATGCCGTCAGCATACCTTCGTAAACGTATTGACCATGCAACCAAGCGTGTTCATCTGCTTTGCGTTCCATAAGTTCATACATTTTTGTATAAGGCTCAATCTCTGCCGGACAAGACCAATCCAATTCCGTTATTGATATGCCGTAATCTTTCGTACATAGCATCCAGAACGGACGGATTTCGTTTTCGTAATATTCCCAAGTCAGCGGCGTTTCTTTCTTCTTTACTTCTTTGATTTCTTCGTTTCCGTTGTCTGTTCCTGTCGGAACAGTTTTGCGAAAAAACCGTTTTCAAGAAGTTCGGCGTTCAGATCTGCAAACAAATCTTCATACCCGTAATCGCCTTCATCTTCGCCTAACTGATCCATGAGTTCATAGGCTTTCGCTAACGCTTCTTCTTTTCCGTCACCTGTCAGCGCGTTATATCCAAATTCATCTTTGTGGAACTTCTGCAATCCCACTAATAACAGTTCAGTCAGCGTACTAAGGAACAAGTCGAAATTATCTGCGCCCCATTCCTTTGTGCTTTCCACTTTTGCTATCTTTCCGATAATGCCGCTTTGTACTGTCGGCTGCATAGCAAAGTAAATGCTATACTCTTTCTTTCCGATTTTGATTTTTGTCATGTTCCTACCTACCCTTCTCTATTGAGAAAATTAAACAAGGGTAGGGGCAGCCCGAAAGCCGCCCCATACTTGCTCATCTATGTGCATACCATAAAGGTTATGCCGCATCGTTTGATACGCCGTCAACCTGAGTGAAGGCAACTTTGGTGTCAAGACCTTTCAACTCGTCAACAACAAGGTTGATCTCAACAGTCCATGCTTCGTTCTGACCGGTTTCAGGCATCGGGAATACTTCGGGCGGTGCTGCCACGATGAAGAACGCATCTGCCAAATCGGGATGTGTCACCTGCCACCACATACGCAATCCTGCCTGTCTGCTTGTGGAACTGTAATAAGTGGTAATAATGTCCTTCCACTGAGTAATTACATCCTGAGTAACATTCACACCAATAGTAAACGTACCGCCGGAATCACCACGACCAGGCTTATACCTTGTCAACTTGTCAACGATTGCAGATACATCAATCTGTTCAGGATCAACCGAAACACCGCCGATAGAGTTTACACGAAGTACCTGGCTGAATGCTTCACCACTTGTGGAAGTTCCAGTATTAGTAGGCTTCTGTCCGGCTGTTGATTCAATCGCCCATCCGATAAGAACGCCTAACGATGTTAAGCCAGCATCATAACTTGCCATTTCCTTGTCCTCCTTGATTTTTTCAAATAAAAAAGAGCGATATCGCCCTTAAAACTGAATCTTGTCACTTGCGCCTATGTTTCGGCGCATCCTTGCGACTATCTGTTGTACCGCCGCATTATTGGAACGGATGAATGAAGGGGATTGAAGATACCAAAAACCCATCTTCTTAAACTGCGAACAGACTTCCCATATCACTTCTTCCGCCACCATCTGACCTTGTTCCTTACCAACAGTAACTTTGATTTCATAATCGAAAAGAAAACCGTTTGTTGATTTTCCTTCAATCGTTCTCGCGATTTCTGTTCCTGACAATCCATCTATAAAAATTGTAGGTAGCTTTGTTTCGACTATTTGTTCATCATCCTGTGTGAAATATATTTTGGGATATTTAGAAACAAGGTTTTTCTTTGCGCGATTTTTGATTAGAGTGTAAATTTCGTTTCGTCTTTCACTCGCCCACATATCCGCTAACTCCTAAATACAGTTATAGCCGCTTGTCTTATCTTTTGATACATTGCAAGTCCGGCATGATACATAGGCTGTGTAGGTTGGATAGCCGTAGCTGTTTTCCATTCAATAGGATTGCCCTTGCTATCTATTTTTGTAACGATATGCCATGCGAAATCATCTTCGTGGTATAAAGCCGGAAACGTACCGCGACCACCCAACACACCGAATGCTTCTGTTGGTGGAAGTGCCATTGCAGCAGTACCAAACTCTAATGCCATTAAAGCGTTGATTACATCCTTTTGCGGATAATAATTTCCATTTCCATCGTTTACATACCATTCGCCTACTATATCATCACCTGTGCCGATCATTAAGCCGTAAACAACGCCATCTTTTGTTTCAACGGGTTCTGCACCAAAGAAAACGTGTTTACCCATCTCGTGTGTGCCGAGAGGGCCGCTTATATCTGATGATTTCAAAGAAGCTGTTGTAACGCCTTCTTTAAGTAGCAAAGTGATGAATTTTTCCATCTTGCCTTGCAATGAATCTCGATATGCTTTTAGTTCCTTTTGCAATTCTTTCAGGCTACTAACTGAAAAAGCGTTTGCCTTTAGAGTTTTACCCACCTATAACACTTCCTTCCGGTGTATTTCTTTGCAAAAGGTAAAAATCGTAATGCTGATATTCTGTCAGTAATCCCATAACCGTATAATCAGATGAAGGTTGATAAGGAACTCTGTTCTCTTCATCTTCCCAAACAATAGGGCTTTCCCGCCAGATTATCGTTCCGATTTTCAAAGGCACTAAGCCTTTTTGCACCATGATCTCCGAATAGATAGCCGATTGATCTACGCCGTATGCTTCAATATGCAGCTTGTTCAAATTTGAGGTAATATTCGCCTTAAATTCAACAGGCGGCGCATATACAGGTTTTAGCGTACCGACTTCAACAGGGATTGTTTCGCCTGTTTCCTGGTCAACAATCGTCTTTACAGATGTGCCTTCCTGTTCGTAGACTTCCGATGCAGTAGAGTAAAGTGAATAATACATTTTCTGTTTATTCTTCCGCAGAGTTCTCATTCACTTCACCGCCTTTTTCATCAATCTGCTGTTTTGCAGATTTCAGAGCATTTACTATCCACTTAGGCATAATCCCTGGATCACAAGCGTAAAGGTTCTCGCAAATGCTGATACACTCATTCATCACGATATAA